TTGGCACCCGGATCATGCGCGAATGGTATGGCTCGTTCGTGCCGAACCTGCTCGGCCGTCTCATCACGCCAGACGAGGTGGTGCCCTACTTTGCCGCCATTACCTCGGCGATTGAGCAGTGGGAGCCTAGGTTTCGGGTCACGCAGATCACAGTGGTGAAGGTCACGCGCGACGGACAACTGCACGTTTATCTGGACGGCGAGTACCGGCCGCGCGCGGTCTATGGCGACTTCACACCGGCCGGCGCTCGGCGCCTGGACGTCTACGCCAATCCGGATGGGCTGTTGGTCAACGAGAGGCTGGGCGCATGAGCCGCTTCACGGCGATCAACCTGTCGGGCTTGTCGCCGCCGGATATCATCGAGACGCTCGACTATGAGGCGATCGTCACGGCGATGCGGGACGACCTCGTCGCCCGCTTTCCGCTGATCGTCGGCGTCATTGATCTCGAAAGTGAACCGGCCAGGAAGTTGATTGAAGCGTTTGCCTACCGGGAACTGGGCTTACGCGCCCGCATCAACGACGCGGCACGGGCCGTGCTGCTCGCAACATCCTATGGCACAAACCTCGATCATCTCGGCGCGCTGTTTGCGACCGCACGACAGGCGGGGGAGGATGACGAGCGGTTCCGCCGCCGGATCCAGTTGGCGCCGGAAGCTTTCTCTGTGGCCGGTCCGGAAGGCGCGTATCAGTATCACACGCTCACGGTGGCCCCGTGGGCGCGGGACGTATCAGCGACGACGCCGCGGCCGGGTGTTGTCCGCGTTTCGGTCCTGAAGGCTGGAGCCGATCCAATCCCGACGCTCGCTGAGCGCGAACTCATCCGGCTGCACTTGAAGAACGAAGCGATCCGACCCCTCACTGACGTGGTGCAGGTTGTGGCGCCGATTGTCCGCCGCACAGCTATCGAGGCGCGGCTGACGCTCTATCCCGGGCCCGACGGCACCGTGGTACGCACGCGCGCGCTGCAGGCGCTGACGGAGTGGGTGGAAACCAACCGCATGCTCGGCATGAACCTGCGTAGGTCGGCGCTGATCTCGAAACTGCATCAGGAAGGGGTTCATTCGGTCGAATTGATCGCGCCTGCCGAAGATATCATCCTCGACGTGACCGAAGTCTACGCCATTGACGAAATCACGATGACGCTCGCTTCCACACGGGACGAATAACCGCCCATGACCCGCCAGACCCTTCTGCCGCCCAACCGGACGCGGTTCGAGGAGGCGTTTGACGAGACGGGCGCGCGCGTTGACGGGCTGCCGGTCGAACTCCGCAAGCTCGTCCAACCCTACCAAATCCCGCGTAGCCATCTGCCCTGGCTCTCTTGGGGCTTGTCGGTCGATCTGTGGGACGCGGAATGGACGGAGGACAAGCACCGCGTCCTGACCGCGCGGTCGCTGCCGATGCACGCCCGCAAGGGTACGCAGGCCTCAATCGCCGAGCACATTCGGATCATGGGCGCGGACCTGCGGCGGTTCATCGTGCCGCCGGCCAAGACCTTCATGACGCCGGCACTCACGGAAGAAGAACGCGCGGCGTATCTGGAGCGATTTGCGCAACTGCGAATTTATCCGTTTGTCGCGCGCGGGACTTACCCGTTTGCACACTTTACCTCTGCGGCGTTCCGGCGGTCCAAGGCCTTCCTCGGTGCGTGCCATGTCAAAGATGTCGGCGCATGGTCAAGGTATCTGCGCACCGCCAAGCTGTGGGACCGTGGCGAAGAAACCACTCTGACCGTTCGCGCCGTCACCATGGAGACGGTCGGAAGGGTCTCCGCGGTCGACTACGACGAGGTGGTGCTGGCGCCCAAGCCCACGGCGGCCATTCATTTGAACGCGCCGCCAAAACCGCGCTCGTACCTCATCGACGACTTCGGTGTCCGGCAGCGCCTGGTGCGCATCCCGCGGGACGCCAGTTACAACTATCGCCTCGGCCGCGAGACCTACACGACGGTTTACCCCGACGCAGACTTGATCGACGTGCGGCCGCAGTCAGTTGCGGAAATTCATGCCGGTCAGCCGACAGCACTGTACGCGACCAAGCAGCAGTTCATTACTGGCCGCTGTCTGCCGCCCACGATCGCCTGGCGCTACCTCTACGAGCGCTGGCATCTCCACGACCCGGATCGCGTTCCGGATGAGCGTAAACGCTCCACCCATGTGGGGTTCACGCGTCTCGGCATGCCGCCGTATCACGCCGAAGTTCGCACAAGAATTGTTGGTCGCGCGCAACCGCGGACCGCGCAATTGTTCGTCAACGGCTTTCTTCTGACAGGCCACCGCAAGCCGATCGCCGACGTGCGTGAAGCCATTCGCTTCTCAAAGTCTCTGCGCGACAAGATCCTGATCGACACCAAGACCTACCGCACCCCGCGGGCTGGCGACCGTATCAAGGTCGGCGCGCTGACGCTCGGCCGCTTTATCGAGGCATAGAATGGAAAGCACCGTCCTCTTTCGCGATCGGCAGGAACTCCAGTCCGCCGATCTCAACAACGCCCAGGACTTCGCCCGCGCCTCGATCGATCATGTGGTCAAAGACACGATCGATGGCGGCAAGTGCTATGTGGGGTTTACGGCTTCGAAAACGGCGGCCGCCGAGGTCACCCTCACCGCTGGCCGGCTCTATGCCGGGGGCCAGGTGTTCGCGCGCGACGAAGACGTGGTGCTTGACCTGTTCAACGCGCTGCCGCTCGTGACCAAGAAGCGCGTCGCGATTGTGGCCTTTGGCCAGACCGTCGATACCGACGTGCAGCCGCGGGATTTTCTCATCGATGCCCAGCTCGGTACAACCGAGCCCCAAAGCGTCGCGATGGAGAACCATCGCCGGGCGGAACTGTCCGTCGTCGCCGGCACCGAGAGCCCAGACCCGTCCTATCCGCCGACGGACGCCAATGTGACGGTCATCGCCTACGTCAATCTGGATACGGCCGGTATTCTGTCGATCGAGCCCTGGGTGCCGACCCAATGCCCGAACCTGCGGCTTGTCGCCAATCGCGTTACGGCGCTGGAAGTCTGGCGCGGCCAGATCAGCGGCCAGGTCGATACCCTGCGCACCGATCTGTCGGCGCTCGCCGACCGGATGCAAGCCTATGCGACCAAGATCGAGGTCGTAGATTTGACCGAGCAGCTGGAGGAACTGCGCCGCAAGGTCTACGAGCCCGGCGCCTACATCTACTACGGCACAGACCACTTTCTTGATGAGACCGGTACCGACGCGACCAAACCGGGGTATGACGCGTTTCTCAACGAAGGCGTGCGCTTTCCGACCGCCGGATCGGCGACTTCGACCCTGGCGCTGCTGAACCCGAACAACACCTTCGTCACCGTAAACAACGGCTTCGTATTGCCGAAGTACGGCCACGGCCTGCGGATGAACCTCGCCGGGTATTCGGGTGAAGTGCGCATGGCGCAGTATTCGTTCGAGACCACGGAAATCCGCCAGCTGTTCCGCACCCGTGAGCGCCGCCGCTACGGGGCCACGCGCGAGGTCTGCTCGAATGCCACCTGGTGGCGGCAGGGGACGTATGATCTGGCCGCCAATATCTTTACCCGCAATGGCGAGACCTGGGAGGTCACCAACGGCATTCCGGACGTGATGCCGAATGGTCAGCGCATTCCCAACGGCAACGTCCACTGGATCCGCTTGCGGCAGTTCTGGATCGACACCTATCAGGAGCCCTACTGGGACCGGGTCACCACGACGACCACGCTCAATGGCCAGCAGGTGGCCCAGACGTTCCTCAACTCCCAGGACGGCTGGCTGTCCCAGGTCGGGCTCTACTTCTCCCGCAAAGCCGCGAGCGGTGACGTGCATGTCCTGCTCTGCGAGACATCCTTCGGCATGCCCGACCTGCAGCGGGTGGTTTCTCGGACCACGGTTCCGGTGGCCAATATCCTTACGGGCTCGGTCTCGGGCGGGGCGGGTCTTCCGTCGCTTGTGGAAACGCAGGTGCCGATCACGCCAACGTATCTCGTGGCCGGACGGCGCTACGCCCTCGTCCTGGTTACAACGGGCGACCATTACGTGGCGATGACCAACACCGACAACGGCGTGGTCCAGGGGACGTTCTTTGTCTCCACCGACGGCGCGTTCTTCGCCGGCAACCTGGTCGATGACCTGAAACTGCGGCTCTACTTTGCGCAGTTCGAGCGCTCGCGGCTGTCGATCGAACTCACCCCACTTCAGTTGGCGGGCGGCATCCTCGATATCGATATCCTCAATGAAGGCATCACGCCGCCGGCCTGCCGCACCGACTTCGAGGTCCAGGTGAATGGCGCGTGGGTACCGCTCGATGGAGCGCCGAACGGGCCGAACCTGACCGGCTTACCAGCGATTCTGCCGTTTCGCGTGACGCTGACCGGCACAACCGATCTGATGCCGGGTTTCGGGCTCAGCAACTCGCAGGTCATCGTGAGCCGGCCTAAGACGACGTTCACCTGGGTGGGCGAGACCAAAACCCTCGGCTCGCCGACGACCAGCATCAAGATCATCACCGACCTGCAAGCCTACGAAGAAGCCAAGCACGATTGTGCGGTGACGTTACGAACGGGGGCGACGCTCGCCACCACGGAAACC